ATCAATCAAGCATATTTTTTAACTACAAGTTTAACCGATGCCGAATGTCAGGCAATTACAACTATCTAAAATGATATTTAATAAATTCGAGTTCACCCCTACACAATGGGCAACACTTCGCAAGTTAATAGAGCAAACTACAACCACACCCGACGGAACGAAAACAACTTCTTGGGTTGATTGTGCAGTTGTTGAAATTGGATTTATTTGTTTAGAGTGGGGGCAAGTGGATGACAAACCCGTTTGCACAAAGCAATCCGACAAATGGGCGGTAGATATTCTATTTTATGCAGAAGTACCGAAAGAGTTTGAGCCGTTCGCGGTTTATCCAAATCCTTGTGGGGTGCATACATTCAGCGGTGATGAGAGTTTGTATCTCAAGACCTTTTGTGCCAAGTTCCCTGATTCACCTTATTGCATCGTACCAGAACCATTAACTACAATTGAATAATGACCGCCCCGAAAGTAAAACCAAATGCGTTGCCAGTTTCTTTTTCTGAATTCAAAAAGAATCCAATTGCTGCCGTTTCTTTTTGCATGTTGTTGGCTGTGTCTTATTTGTATATGGACTTGCGTTCGGGCTATAAGGAACAGATTGAAAAAGCCAATTTCAAGATTGAAGCATTGGATGTCAAGATTGATAAATTGACATACGCATTGAAACGATCCGATTCGTGCTTGGCATCCGCCATGACTGAAATAAGAATAATGCAAACAATGAAAAAACTATGAGAACGGCATTATTAGTTTTTACCGCCCTATTTATGACGGGTTATGTGTTCACAATTGCAAACGCAAAACAAACCCCTACAATCGACGAAATAGATGCGTTGCTTAGCAAGGTATCAAAAAATGTAGAAAGTGCGGGAGAAGTCACCAAAATGGCTCAAACGATGAATGCAAAGATGGTTGAATCAAAGGTTGCAGAAAAGGAAGCATTAAAAGAGGATGTAAAGAAGGCGGAAGCCAAGGCCACCAAGTATGCAAACACCATGATGTTTATGGGTATTGATACCAGTATGGCGGACATGGACACCTTGTCAATTTCCAATATGTTACGATTAAACGGAATAAAATAATGGCAAAGGCAACCAACACATCCACATTTAGAGTGAAACCCAAAAACAAACTGGGCAGACATACCAAGCATAAGAACAAACATAAATCCAGTAAACCATATAACGGACAAGGAAAATGACAAGAGAACAAATTGAAGCTGCGATGATCAAGAAGGGATTCGCTTATTTCTCAACTGGAGAATTGAATCTGAACATCATCGGTGTTCGCCAAAGTTCAACCGGTAACAAGGTGACAAACCTATTTGATGACTTTTTAACTTTGAGCTACAAACACAACGGTGCTTGGGTATTCAAAAAGTGGGCAGCCACAACTGATCCAGGAACAAAAGGCGTGAAGGAATTTCACAACGCTGCTGGTGTTGCTCGTTTGGTTGCTGGTCAATATCGTGGTTCTCACTCCATCGGTTTGCATCAAGGCAAATATGAAGCGTTGAAACAAGCGAAGAATGTGAAAGTTTATCGTGATGCCAACAAGGATATGACCTATGATGAAAGCAAAATCCAAGAAGGTGTGTTCGGCATCAACATCCACAAAGCCGGTGCAGATTCTACCTATGTTGAGAACTGGAGCGAGGGATGTCAGGTGTTCAAGAAGTCCGCTGACTTTGACGAGTTTATGGTCATCGTTAAAAAAGCCGCAGCACTACACGGAAATTCATTCACTTACACATTATTAAACTCAAACGAAATATGAAGTTTTTAGATTTTTTCAAAGGTGACAAAGGAGAAGCATCATCCAAAAGATTCGTTGGCATCATCGGTGCTTTTGTTTTGTTTGGGACTATGGCTCACAATTCTCTTAGTCCTGCTGACATTGTACCTTCTCCCGATTTGGTTAGTGCAGTAGAATTCATCGTGATTGCTTGTCTTGGATTCACATCTATTGACAAGTTCTCTAACAAAAAGGAATGATTGCTATTTAGTAGAGATGATCTTCCAAAGAATTAATTTTCACGACAATGTTCTTCCCGTATTCAAAGAGAATAAGGCGAAGGGATATGTCACTTTCGGAGCGGACAATCTCTATCCCGAATTTCTAATAGAACTATTTAACAAATCCCCTAAACACAATGCAATCGTTTCTTCAAAAGCTTCGTATATTGCTGGAGTTGGCACTAAAGTATTTGGACAAAACACCGTTGACATCGCAAAAGCCGAAGCCAAGATCAAAGCCATCAACGCCTACGAAACCCTTGACCAAGTCAAAGGTAAAATAGCGTACGACCTTGAGTTGTTCAATGGCTATTGCCTTGAGGTAATTTGGAACAAGGCGAAGACGGCAATCGCAGAAATCTACCACATCCCTTTCAAGAATATCCGCAAAGGACTTGAAGGCGAGTATGTTTATTGCGAGGATTGGACTGACCGCAAAGCGGAGCAAGTTCACTATCAGCCATTCAACGCAACTACAAGAGAATCAAAGTCGCTTTATTATTGCCAATTCTATCGTCCCGGACAAGGAGAATATCCTTTGCCTGATTATGTTGGTGCATTAAAATACATTGAGGTTGACACCGAGATTTCAAACTACTATTTGAACTCTATCAAAAACGGATTCACCGCACAAACACACATCCAGTTATTCAAGGGAATCCCAACACCTGAAGAAGCTCGTGCAACTGCAAGAAGATTCAAGGAAAACTATCAAGGCACGGACAATGCCGGTGGACTGATCATCCAATACAACGATCCACAAGAAAAGGAATCAGTCATTTCCAACTTGCAACCATCGGACTTTGACAAGCAATTTGATTTGTTAAATAAGACCGTACAACAAGAGATATTCGTTGCACACAAGGTGAACTCACCAATGCTCTTTGGAGTGCGTGTGGAGGGTCAATTGGGTGGTCGTAGCGAGATGATTGAAGCGTATGAGATGTTTCAACAATCATACATTGAACCCCGTCAACAAAAGATTGATGATACTTTCACTTACCTGTTTGAGTTCATCTCTCCAGTTCGCTTAGAAACCATTAACAAACCACCAATCGGAGTTGACTATGTTGCCTTGTTTACTGCTGGACTATTGACTCAGAACGAAGCTCGTAAAGAATTGGGATTTGAAGAGATTGAACCAACCGTTGCACCCGTTGCCTTGTCATCACAAAATCCTTTTGGATGGGATGATGAAAGAGATTTGGCGGTGTTTATGAAGTATGGTGAACCAGCGGAGAACTTTGAACCGATGAAGTTTGACTTCGCATCTGCGATTGAATCAGCCATCTTGAATGTGTTGAAGGAAAACAAAGGTTTGCAAGTTGGCGATATTGTTAACATTACCAAACTTGATCCACAAGTCGTAGTTGATACAATTGCAAAATTGAACGAAGCCAAGTTAATCAAAGGATACAATCAAGGATTGGAAGTAACCCCAAAAGGATTGGATGAAATCAGTCAGTTACAAACCGAAATTGTGGTGCGTTACAAGTACGCACTTGCACCAGGAATATCAGGTGGAATACTCATAGACGGATCGCGTGATTTTTGCAAACAAATAGTTGGTAGCAATCGCGTGTATTCTCGTGCAGATATTGATGCAATGTCATTGCAAACGGAGATTGATGTTTGGTCAAGACGAGGTGGTTGGTATCACGACCCCGTGAGAGATGTGAATGTTCCACAATGCCGTCACATTTGGCAACAACAATTATTAAGGAGAATTAAGAAATGACAAACTTTGTATATTTCATAAGCACCACTTATCTCAAGGACAACAGTCCGTTGAATGAGAATGTGGATGACAAGTTGCTCAAGTCAGCAATCAAAGAAGCTCAAGAGATTTATATCCGGGATGTTATCGGTTCGGGTATTTACAACGAATTGCAGACACAAGCGTTTGCAGGGACTTTGACCAACTTGAACACAACCCTTTTGGATTCATACATTGCACCTTGTTTGAGATACTACACTTTGACTGAGGCAATGTTGCCGATGACATTCAAGTTGATGAATAAATCGGTTGCATCAAGAGAATCTGACAACGCTCGTGCAGTATCGGTGGAGGAGATGACATTGATTGAAGGTCGCTATCGTGATAAAGCGGAATACTATGCAAACCGTTTGCGTGATTACTTGCGTACCAACACCAACGACTATCCGTTATTCTTGAATCCAGGCAATACCTTTGACACCATCAGACCAAAGAACACCGCATTCAGCGGAGGCATTTATCTACCTACAAATTATGACGATTGTTTTTGGGGATACGACTTCCCCCACGAGGACAAATAAGTGGCAGAAGAACAACGAAGCCAAACTTCTCAAATTCCTAAAGAATGACCCTAAACCAAATCATCACAAAAATCCAAGAAGCAGCCGAAAGCCATAAGATGGTCGGTCACTTTGGTGTAGGTCAGCAGTCCAATCTCACGGTTGAGAATGTTGAGTACTATCCGCTTGTTTGGTTGTATCCTGATGGCTTCAATCTCCAGTCAGCCGGTAAGTTGATGACCTACAATTTTGCTTTGCTTGTGATGGATCGTGTTTTTGAATCT